ATCGTCAGCAGCAGAAATATTCCGTGACGCGGCGGCGGCGCTGGCAAGCACTGGTTCGACGCTGTTTGCTGGCGAGAGAACGGCGGCTGGTGCTGCCGATCTGTCGGCGGCAGGGTCGCTATCCGGCGCGGCGTTACGCTCGACAACGGCGGCGTTGGCGGTCTCGGCCAACAGTTCGATGTCATCGGCGGCTCTGCGAACTACTTTTCCGGCTTCGGCCCTTTCGGCTGCTGGCGCAATTACAGCGGATGGAAGACGCACCGCTTTCGCGGCATCAGCAATGTCGGCTACCGGAACGGCGACCGCTTCTGTTGTGCTAAGAACAAACGGTGCGGCGGCGCTGGCATCAATCGGCTCTCAACTAGCGACTGGCGAACGGACGGCGTTTGGTCGGGCCAATTTGGCTGCTGCTGGAACCGGCGCGTTCTTGGGTCATGTTAACCGAAAAGCATTTGCCGACATCACGGCGGCAGCAACGATAACGGCTAACGGTCTACGAACAGCCTTTGCCGAAACATCGATCACGGCGGCGTCTTCACAAGTAACTGCTGGATTGGTCACAAAAGACGGCGCGGCTGATTTACAATCGGTTGGCTCGAAAGCATCTGCCGCGCTGCGCGAGGCGTTCGAGGAGATGTCCGCCGTTGCGGCAGGATCAATAACGGTAGCGGCATCTCGTTCGACGGTTGGCGCATCAACCGTCACAGCAACCGGCGCATTGTCGGCGGCGGCGGCACGATTTGCAGATGGTGCTATGTCGGTGTTCAGTGCTGCTCAGATGTCTGGTGCCGCAGAAATTACACGCTTTGGCAACGTGGCGTTGACTGCAAGTTCAGCCATCGCACCAGCCAGCACGATAACAGTTACAACGCTGCTGTCAGGCACGGGTACTGCTTCAAGCACACCGACACTACAGACAGCAGCAGCAGCCGATATGTCGAGTGCGGCTACTCTAGTCGCAGCAAATTCTAACATCACTGCTCACGCGCCACTCGCCGCAATTGGCTCACAGCTATCTGCTGGTGAGCGCACGACTTTCGGACGGATGGCTGGCGGCGCGGCTGGGCAGATAACAAATGAGGCGCAATTACAGATGTTTATTCAGACGGCTATCGCGGCGGCGGCGAACATGAACACGGACGGTTCAGTCAGCAAAGAAGCGCACTTCAACTTATTCGGGCAGCTTGGCTGATGTCGTTAATTGGTCAGTTCGAATCCCCAGGAGTTCGTGGCGTTGAGACAAACGACACGGACCAGCGTGTCACCGAAACCGGCGTCACAAGGATTATCCAACACCCGAATGCCGGTCATGGGTCTCTCGCTGCTGACGGAACACTAACTGCTTTCGCTGGAGCGATATCTGTCAAAAACAGCGGCTCGTTTCAGACTCCAGTTACATACGTCAAACACAGCGGCGCGTGGGTCACAGCGGCGGTCGCTTACTACAAACAATCAAACACATGGAAAAGGATTCTATAGATGGCGAATGTCAAAATCTCGGACATGACGGCCAAGGGTGCTGCCCTCGCCGTCAACGATGAGTTCGAAATCAGCGAAGGCGGCTCAACTACTAAAAGCGTAACCGGTCAAAATATAATTGATGGTGCGGTCGCGGCGGGTGTGTTGAGAGCCAGTACAGCCGATGAGCTTACCGCAGGTTTTTCCGCAGCCGCACATTCGGCTGGCACCAAAAGCTCCGGCACGTATACCCCTGACGTTGATGACGGGAATTTTCAACACGCGACAAACGGCGGCGCTCATACGCTTGGTGTTCCTGCGAAAAACTGCACGATGGTCATCCTATACAAAAACAACGCTTCGGCAGGAGCGGTGACGACCTCTGCGTACACGGTTGTGGAGGGGTCGTTTAGCACGACAAACGGTGACGAGCATCTCGCCTACATAACTCGGATAAATGATGGCAGCAGCACCTTCTCGCTGCTTACAATTAAGGCGCTACAATAAGATGTTAATGCCCATCGCCCACGGGGGTCACTCGGTTAGTGCGATCACGCTGGACATATCTAGCAACCAGACGGCGTACAACATTCTGACCGCTGCAACGGCGGCTGGTTACAACGCCTCGACTGACAGCACTGCGATCATCGTCAACGTAGCGACAGGTGTTGATATTGTCGGCTCGTCTGGCAATCCGGGCATGACGACCGGGGCGCTGAACGCTGGCAGCAACGTGACGATTAATGTGGCAAGTGGTGCGACTGTCTGCGGTTTCGATGGAGCGCAGGGGTCGGAAAACGCTGCGGGCGGTAACGGCACGGACGCAATCAAGTTCGCAATAACATCGCCCACCGGCACCTATGAAGTTGCAAATTCCGGCACCGTTGGAGGCGGCTCAGGCGGGGGCGGAGGCGGCGGAAATCGTGGCGCTCGTAAACAGCTTTACTCCGATAAAGGCGGGGATTACTGCGTCAATCCTATTTCATACGGCGCGGCGGGAGCAGCGGGTGCGAACGGCACAAGTTGCCAAGCCCAAAACGGAGCGGCAGGAGCCAGCGGCACGTTTATTGGGGGCAGTACACAGTGTGTCGTCACAAACCCCGGTGCCGGTGGCGCTGGAGGCACGGCTGGCAAGGCCGTGAACAAGAACAGCCACACCGTAACTATTAGCGGGTCTGGCACATATCACGGAGCGACAAGCTAATGAAAGTTTTGATACCGTTTTCCGGCGGCATAAACAGCACCTACGCACTGCACCGCTGGCTGACCGAGACGACCCACGAAGTTGTAGCGGTCTACGCCATCGAGAGTTGGGTCGGTGCGAACAACGGAGATAGCTGGCGGCAGAGCCGTGAGACGACAGCCGTTAACAATATGGTCGCGTGGCTAAAAGCAAATTGCCGCGATTTTACCTTCGAGAAAAAGGACGACTGGCCGGTCGTGGTCGAAGACATGCAGCCCATTCGCGTTGGCTTTGCCGAGGAGCGCGATTACGGGATCATCTCTGCACGATATCGCGGTTACAGCGACATCATTGACGCGCACTCGCCCGATATTTTTGTCCCCGGCGTATCGTTAGAAAACACGGCGACTGATTGCGAACCTGTGCTGCGGCATCACTACCTGCGCGATGGCTTGCAGGTGGTCTACGCCGGATCGAGGACGCTTGATCCTGTGGCCGAGCCTCTGGACTACGATGCTGTAGCGGCGACACTAATGGGCCGGTTCGAGCAGCTTGAGGCCATACCGGCTGACCTACAGGCACTGATGGCGGTGAAGTGCGACATCGATCACGGCGAGGGCATGGATTGGCTGTGTATTGTCTGCGGTTACGAGAAGTCACGGGACATGCTCTCCGATATGACCGGCGCAGAGTTCGACGCCATGTTTGCACAGTACGGTCAATATGGCGCTCACCGCAGCAGTGCTGATCCGGCCACGTACCAGTACCGGGGACAACCCCACCGCAAGTTCGGAGAAATTCTGGGCCTACCAGACAACGTGCGGTGGGACTGATGACCGCCCGTCCGTTTCTAATCTTCCTGATGGCTGTCATCTTGACGGCCTTTTTTGTGCCTCCAGTTAGCTCGAACGAATACAACTGTCTCGGCGCTGAACAAGCAAAAGTCTTCGAGCCGATAGCACACGTCAAAGGCGTAGGTATTCGGGAGGGAGGTCTGGTCAAACTGTCCGTCTCATCGGAGGGTTACTGGATGCTCACATTGTCACCTCCAGAATTAAACGGCGCTCTTTGTATCATAATGATGGGAGAAAGCTGGACGTTTGTTGACTTAAATCCTGCGGGAGAAAAGGTGCGGTATGGAAGGAGCGATTGATCTCCGTCTGATTATCACCCTTGGCGGTATCCTGTTCTCCGTGGCTGGCGCAGCAGCCGTAGGAAAAATGCAGATCAAAGTAATCCTTGAGGCTGTGGCCGACATGGAAAAGCGCCTTCGTGGCATGGATCGACGCATCGACACACTCGACACAGGCACCGAAAAACAAGAGCAACGGATCAACATATTGGCCCAGATGTCGTCACCAGAAAACCTACGTAGAGACCACATGACGATGGCAACGCTTTTAAGAGACTGTGAGCAGTTGCGAAAAGAAATGGATCACCAGCTACACATACATAATTCCAAGCACATTCCTGTGCCTGACGTAAGGAAAGCAGAATGATTGGATTAATCAGCAGCCTGTTACCCGTTGTCGGTAACGTACTTGACCGCGTTATTCCTGACACCGCCGAGCGCGACAAAGTTAAAGCAGAGCTACAGGCGCAGATGCTGCAACACAGCGCAGAGATCGAAAAGGCCGCTGCATCAGTAGTCGTCGCAGAAGCAAAAGGCGAAAGCTGGTTACAGCGAAACTGGCGACCAGTGACCATGATGTCTTTCGTCGTCATCGTAATCAACAACTACATCGCAGTTCCGTGGCTGACAACATTTGGCCTACCGGCAGTTTCACTGGATATCCCACCGGACATGTGGTCGCTGCTTCAGATAGGTATCGGGGGCTACATCGTCTCCAGGGGAGCCGAAAAAGGCATTAAGAACTGGAAGGATACTAAATAAATGGTCGGACATTTAATGGAACGACTGCATCAAGAAATTGCAGAAGACCTACTTAAAAGAGTTCAGAGCGGTGAGGCAACCAGCCAAGAACTTAGTGTCGCTGTCAAATTCCTTAAAGACAACGGCATCGAAGCGCAAGCAACCAAAGACAGCCCATTGGCAAACCTGATCGACTCACTGCCGGACTTTGATGACGACCCTCTCCATAGCAGACATTAAGTCACCCTGTACCAAGGACTGCTACCTGATCAACAAGATTACCCACATGGAATGCGTGGGGTGCGGTAGGTCACAGGACCAGATTAAAGAATGGCGTAACTACACGTCACAGCAGAAACAAAGTGTTCTTGATTCAATCCAAGACCACCAATCACAGGAAATCTAAGCATGTGTATGGGATCAAGCGCAGCCCCTGCCCCTCCGGTAGACAAACCATCAACAGAGCCAAGGACGTTTGCATACGGACCTAAAGGCGTCGAAAAGACTGCCGTAGATATCCCCAAAGAGAACGAGGAGATGTCTGCAAGTGCCCCTGCAAAGAGAAAGACTGACACAGCAGCCCTGAATATCACTACATAACCCCATATGCCCCGTAAAGCCCCTAAGAAGCCCATACAGAGCAACATGGGTCATTCTGGTGCAACCATACCAGAGACCCCTGAGAAGACCCCTCAGCGGACGCCTGAGAGCGTCGTTTCCGATGATTTCAGGAAATTTCTGTACCTGATCTGGAAACACCTCAATTTACCAGACCCAACCCCTGTTCAGTACGATATCGCTGAGTATCTCCAGAATGGACCTAAGCGATCCTGCGTTCAGGCATTCAGAGGCGTCGGTAAATCGTGGATCACCTCAGCGTTCGTCCTCTGGCAACTCTTCAGAGACCCAGACACTAAAATACTG